TTCCCAAAATCTTCAGTGATACGAATCTTGGGAAAAGCAATGTTGAAAGTTTTTTCTTCTCCGGGGTCCACTGGCTCAGTTTCTTCCGATAAAGTCCTTGCAACATGTCGATTCTTCTGAATCAGAGAGAGAAACGCATTTAGGTCTAAGTTGTTCTTGGGGGTGAAGTAGCCTTCTACTAGGGTTTTAATATCTGACATATTAATAATTAGTCCTTACACACTAAACAATAATGTCTGCAATGCCATATTTTACGGCCTCTTCGGCACTTATATAGACATCAACCTTCTTGTCCAACATTCTCTTTAAATCACGTTTGGTGAGATTTGTTTCTGCTACCATGGCACTTATGTGCTGCTCTTGTATCCAACGAGTTTCCTTCATCTCGTTTTCCAGAAGGTGGACTGGTCCGTAATGCCCGCCGCGAATGGAATGTATCATAACTCTTGTGTTCTTACCAATTTTTCTTTTGCCCTTTGTACCTGCCGCCAGAAGCAAAACGCCAGCAGACATGACCTTACCGATAGCAAATGTGCTTACCGGACAATCTTTTTTAATCATACGCATAAGGTCGTAAATTGCAAACATCCCAAGGGCATCACCGCCCCATGTTGAAATACAAAAATTTATAGTGTTTTCTTCTTCTGTTTTGTCTTCGGAGCAGGAATCCTTCAGCGTAATAAACCCCGTGCAGACGTTCTCAACAGTTTCCTCATCTAAGTCTCCAAAGAGTAAAATTGTTTTTGGGGAAGGAGGTTCAAAGGGGGTAAGGTCGGCAAGGGTAATCTTTACAGCATCCTTTTCGGGCTCGATATCTTTTTCTTCTTTAATGTCGCTCATTGTTTACTCCCCTTTCATTACTTCTTGTAAGGGAATAATCATGGCAGTCAATTAAGATTTGTGCTATCTCTTCCCAGTCCTTCACATCAACATATGGTTTATATATGGGTGGAACCGAACTATTAAGTTTGTCAACTGCGTCCCTCTTCCATTTCTTAAAAAACAGTTCATCGTCATTTTCTACCAACTTAATTTCCTCATCGGACAAGGCATTCTCTTTTTTAATTGTATTATTTCTGAGGGTTCGGACAACTGCTAGTTCCATAGCAGCTTGTCCCAGCAGCTGAAGTGCCAATAACTTAATGTCATTTATAAAACGTCCTTTTTGGGCAACTCCCAAAATATAAGCTAAAAATTTATAAAAGAACGCGCCAAGGAAAAACCAAAAAAATTCCCACATAAGTTATCTGCTCCGTTGAGGTATGTTGAAAAAAGAGTTAAAATCGAGAAGATAGAATTCGTTTTGTGACTCGTCGCGCAACCTCTGCCACAACGGCTGCCTCTTCCTCTTCTTCCGGCGCAGGTTCTTCTTCCGGCGCGGCATCCACTTCGGCTCCTGCGTCAGCGAGTTCATCACCTTCCGGTTCGCCTTCCGGTTCGGCCTCAAGGTCAAGCTCGTCACCAGCTTCCATTTCGTCACCTTGTGTGATTTCCAATGTGCCGTCTTCAATTGCACCTTCTATGTACTCTGTGACCGCATCCGCAATACCTTTTGTAAGATCGGCCATGGGGTCGTCACCAGCTGGTTCATCCATGTCCATTTCCATATCATCTGGCTCTGCTTCCATGTCCATGTCTACGTCCATTTCCATATCATCTGGCTCTGCTTCCATGTCAGCAGGTGGCTCTTCTTCTGCGCCCATTTCAACGTCCATTTCCTCTTCTTCTTGCTCGTTCAGTCGCTCAACGAACGGGTTAGCGAGGGAGTCAATCTCAGCTAGTTTCATAAATCGACGAATAGTACCTTCGTTTAGTAAGGTTTTGTCACTCATTTGGTTTCTCCTTCTCAACAAACCTCGGGGGTAAATTGTTGGTATTCAATGTAATAATTAGTTAGTTATTTTGTAAAACTTCTTTTGAAGTTTGCGAATAGCCTCTTTTTCAATCTGGGATATTCTCACGTGAGAAATGTTTAATCTTTTGGCCACCTCTTGCAACGTCATTGAACCGTTGTTTTTGATCGCAATGTGTATGCAGTTTAGATCCTGATGGAAATCTATCCACTTTCTGCAGCCTTGTTGTTTACAACTAACTTTTTCTTCCATACATTTACTTGCACATAGTTCCATAAACTCATTTGCCTCCATTTTTGTCGTCTTCGATTAAATCGAATATGTTCTCTATTTCCATTTGGTCTAAACCAAACCTGTTGATTATTTCTTGTTCCTTTTTGCGCAACTGCCTTGCTTTCTTTAGTCGAAACTTTCTAGCAAGCATGCTCTTTTCTTTTGTCTTGTTGATGAATGGCATCAGGTCTTCGTCTTCGTTCAAATAACCTTTTATATATTCATTAAAGAAAAAAAACTTTGTAAGGTCATCAAAATTTAATTTAATTATTAAATTTACATCTAAGCTTTCAAGAGATGGGAACATGATATATTTTCCACCCTCTGGTATTTTTTTCTTCATCTGGATAAAATATGGGTCTTGCTTTCATTCAGGCCAGCCGCCGTTTGACATACAAACTTCGCCTTCGTCTGAAATTGTAAAATCGTTCTTGCCCCAGAATAAGATAGACCAGACTTTATCCCCTTGCGAAGACTCTTTAAAATGTTTTCCACTGGGCCTTTGCGCTGAACATGAGTACTTATACCTTCTTCAGAAGAAGTTCGGCCCCTCCAGTCCATTTGTGCATCGCTACTTGCCATTCCACGATATTTTTTGACAAGACCGCTGGAAGTCGTAATTGTTTCCCCCGGTGTTTCATCGGTTCCAGATAACAGGGAGCCAACCATCACAAAATCCGCACCCGCAGCAAAGGCTTTAACCATATCTCCACTTGATCGAATTCCTCCATCTGCAATTATTTTTGTGTTTCTATCAGTTTTGGCGCAATCCATAATTGTTTGAAGTCCCGGTAGACCGTGGCCAGTCTGAATTCTTGTTGAGCAGATTGATCCTCCGCCGATGTTACACCGTACACTATCCGCTCCCCAATCCGCTAAATCGTTAAACGCTTCCAGAGTTGCCACATTCCCAGCCATAATATGCACATGAGAATTCAACTCTTTCTTGAGCGTTTCAATGGCATTTCTAACAAGAATGTGGTGGCCGTGAGCCACATCAATACAAATTATTTCCGCACCATTGGCACAAAGAGTTATTGCACGTTCAAGGTAGTCATCGGTAACTCCCACTGCAGCGCCGACAAGGGGTTTAATAGCCTGTTTGCGGAGTAGATCGTGAGTCTCGTAGACAAGCAAAGCCTGTTCTTCTATTGTATTATACCGGTGAATGATGCCTAGCCCGCCATTTTTGCACATCTGATAGGCAATTTCAGATTCTGTTACGGTGTCCATTGGCGCAGAAATAATCGGCATAGCAAGCCAATGTCTTTCGTCTAATATGTTACCAATGTAAATTTCTTTTCTGCTTTTAATATCTGAATACTGTGGAGTTAACAACACATCGTCATACGTTAATGCTTTTTTAATTTCCATCTTGGGCCTCTTCAATATCCCGAATGAGTCTTTCGAGATACCAGCGAGCTTTTTTTAAATCCTGCAAAGATTTTCCTTTGTAGGGGTGCCTTGTGACATATTTAATAATATTGCTTTCAGGGTACCCCATCTCCCAAGACTTAATATAATCATAAGTTTCTATAGCCTTGTTCCCTTTCCAGTTAATGGTATAGTGCTTGGGGTGATTAACCTTATCTTCCTTCAATTTATCTCCTGCCATTCTCCCTCCTCTAAGAAAATGTCTTGTTCGTTTAAAATATCATCAAATCTTTCCCACTCTTCTGCCTCTTCAATATCTTCATCAAATACAACATATGCCCTATCCCACTCAAACCCCTCAAGGTTTTGAATAGCTCCTTCGGTGTTATATTCGAAGTAAAGAAGGCTTTCTGGGATCAAACCAAACTTATTTTCAAATTCAGTGCAAAACTCTTCTGGGTCACTTTGCTCTTCCCAGATCAAATATTCATCCAGAAGATTAAGTTCAGATGCCAAATCTGTGTCAATGGGAAATCCCTTTTTTTGTACAATATGGTATTGCATCATTCTTTTTCCTTTCTCCTTTCGAGGAGTCCTTCCTTCATATCTTTTATTAAGTCAACTGCTTTCTTCCAGCAGTCGGGGCAGTAAAGATTTACTTTTTCCTCTTGTTGGCGAACAACAACATTCCATGTTGTAACTTGCTCACGATTCAGTTTATCAAAATCTTTATTGCATGTCAAGCATTTATCTGGCATTTTTCCAAATAAAGCAATTTTTGTG